CAAGCAGTATGCAGAGATGCACAAGAAAGAAGGAATGAAGAAGATGGCAGACGGCGGCTACGCTGAGCGCAATGTACGTTCGAAGACGGACGGCTGGGCTGCTCACGGTTCGCGTCAGTTTAAGAAGATGGCAGACGGTGGTATGGCTGGCTGCGCATCCGGTATGTCGGGCACCGGTCGTCGCTCGATGCAAGACTATGGGAAATAATCATGGGCTACTCACCTGACTGGCAGAAGCAGAACTACGCCAAGGGCGCCTCCACGCAGAAGGTTACCCAGAAAGGCACGATCGTTCGCAACGAGCTGTTCCACAATGCGCCTTCGCGTCTTAATCTTGCTGACGGTGGCTCAGTGAGAACAAGTGTTGATGATCCTTCTTCGCCTCTTTATATAGACCCTGAAACGCGCAAACTGAAGCAGGAAGGATTGGCTGCTTCTCGCCGCGATGAAGCGGAGCGCACCAAGGATATGGGCGCTTTCGACAAGTTTGTTGACGGATGGAAGCAGTTAGGTCGCCGCTTTACAGAAGGCAATATCGATAGCGACAAGTCTGAGGCGTACTACAAGTATGGCGCAGGTCGCGGTCAGATGGAGCGTGACAAGGTTCGCGATGCTAAAGCTGTTGAGGATGGTAAGGCGAATGCTGGTCCTCGAGAGGGTGATCCAGATCAGTGGGCATCAGGCCGCAGCTGGGCGACATCAAGAGCGGCTGATGAGGTTAAGCCCGAACCAGTAGTGGAACAGAAGGCGCCAGAGGTAGTCGCTCAACCTGATCCCAATAGCAGAGATGAGGCTCGCTCAGAAGTGTCTAGGCCAAACAATCCGAACAATGCGCCGCAGGTTTCAAAGAGTAGGCCGGTAGATAACGGAAGCAGTTACACCAACCCCAATAACTCTAACGCATCTATCAGCTCCGATTATTCTAGTTCTGGCAATTCTAGTTCTAACAAATCCGGCGCCAATAAAAACAACAAACGCAGACGGAACAACAACAACAACGCCGCTGTTAAAAACGCTTCTGCAGCAGGAACTAAGTACGCAGAGGCATTTAAAGAGGCGAGCAACATGCCAGCAAACGCAACTGCCGAGGATCGGCAAAGAGCTGCTGCGCGTGTGAACGCTGCGCTTGAGAACTACAAGGCGCAGTCAAGGAAGATAAAACCCAATAAGAATAAGTGATCACTCAACCAAACAAACAAACCATCCAAGCCCTAGCGACTCTGGATGGCGATATGCATTTTGAAGTTGTCAAGCAATGGCTGAGGACGACTCTCAACGAGCTGAATGAACAGGCTCCTTATTCCAAGGACGAGGTGCAAACCCGCTGGAACCAAGGCGCCCAACAGCTGTTGTATGAGTTCTTACAGAGAGCTGACAACGCGCAGGAAACGATTCGCAAGTTCTAGCCCGTAGGGCAACCCGCGCTGACCGGTTTCTAGTCAGCAAATAATGAACACTGATCTCGTATCGGCGGACTACCTTCCGAGGGCTCTGCACGTTCCGAGGTTCGGCTCATGGAGAATTTATGGCAATCCCACGTGCAGTTCGAGAGGCGGCTGAAAAGGCCGAAGCAATCCACAAGCAGATGTATGAAAAGCCTGAGGATCCTCAACCCCAACCAGTACCTGAACCACAACCTGATCCTGCTCCCATTGCAGATCCCGAGCCAAGTCCAGCAACACCGGACGCTGCGATTGCTCCACCGGTAGGTGAGCTGCCAGACTCGCAGCAAAAGGATGACACATGGGAACACAAGTACAAGGTCATTGAGGGAAAGTACCGAGCTGAGGTCCCGCGTTTAGCGGCGGACAACCGTGAGCTTCGCACTCAAATCGAAGCGCTTCAGCACCAGATGGAAAGTTTGAAGAGTCAGGCGGACAAACCGCAGCAGTCACTCATCAGCCAAGAAGACCGAGAGAAGTACGGGGACGACCTGCTCGACGTTATGAAGCGAGCAGCCCAAGAGCAAGTATCAGCCAAGGATGCAGAGATAGAAGATCTCAAGCGCCGCTTGGATATGGTGAACCACACCACAGCCAAGTCCGCAGAGGTCAACTTCTACGACACCCTAGGCCGACTCGCTCCTGACTGGGTAACGATCAACTCCGATGAAAGCTTCTTGAAGTGGCTTGATGAATACGACGAGCTGACAGGCAAGACCCGTCAAGACCTCCTTTCCGATGCAGAAGCGTCCAAGGATGCAGAGCGCGTTGCACGGTTCTTTACCAAGTGGAAAGCCACGCAGCAACAACGCACCGCCCCCAATTCCGCAGCACTTGCTTCGCAGGTAGTTCCCGATTCAAACCGAGTCGTGCAACCGCCTACCGGCAAGAGATTCTTTACCCGACCCGAGATCGCAGCCTTCTACGCTGCAGCTCGAAGAGGCGAGATCAGCGCGAAGGAAATGGTGGCGATGGAATCCGAAATCCACGCCGCAACGATCGAAGGGCGCATTCGTTAGCCCTTAGGTATTAGCGGGACTGTTATATGTTAGGAGAATAGAAATGGCAGTTCCAGTATCCGCTGGTTATCCCCAGTACTCTTACAACGCCAACCCTTCCGGTTCAGCGTTTATTCCTGAGATTTGGAGCGGCAAGCTTCAGGTCAAGTTTTACAAGAGCACCGTTCTCGCTGAGATCACCAACAACGATTGGGAAGGCGAGATCAAGAATCAGGGCGACACGATCCACATCCGCTCGATTCCAACCATCACCATCAGTAACTACACCAAGGGTATGAACCTGTCGAATCAGGTTCCGACTTCGACCCCGATCGAACTGACGATCGACAAGGGCAAGTACTTCTCGGTGATCGTTGATGATGTGGATGATGTGCAGGCTGACGTTCGTTTGATGGACATCTTCACCAACGATGCTTCCGAGCAGATGAAGATCGCTATTGACGGCGACGTCCTGAACAACGTTGCTCCTGACGTTGCTACTGCCAACCAAGGTACTACTGCTGGCGCTATCTCTGGCGACATCAACCTTGGCACCACTGGCGCTCCTGTTCAGATCGACTCCACCAATGTTCTGGAAAACATCCTGAACTGCGGTCAGGTTCTGGACGAGCAGAACGTTCCTGAAGATGGTCGCTGGATGGTCATCACTCCTTGGTTCGCTTCGTTGCTGAAGTCCTCGGATCTGCGTCAAGCCTACTTGACCGGTGACGATGTGTCTCCGCTGCGTAACGGCAAGCTGGGTATGATCGACCGCTTCACCTTGTTCGTGTCGAACAACATTACCAAGGTGACCGCTGGTGGCGACAACGCATACCACTTCCTCGCTGGTACTCGTGATGCGATCTCTTTCGCTTCGCAGATCACCAACGTGGAAAGCCTGCGTTCGACTGCAACCTTTGGCAACATCGTTCGTGGTCTGAACGTGTACGGCTACAAGGTTGTCAAGCCTGAAGCTCTGGTGGATCTGTACGCCGCCAAGGCTTAAGCCTAATGGGGGAGGGGAGAAATCTCTTCCCCCTTTTATTTCAATGAGGATGTATGCAGAAACTACTTAAGCACAAACCAACTGGTCGCGTGTTCCCGTGGACTGAGACCTTGGCTAGTCGCAACGATATGGTTGATTACGAAGTGCCCGCAAAGGCGAAGGCGATTGCGCCAGTTGCTGAAGCAGCCGAGCCACAAGATGACATCAAGACGATGGCTAAGGCAGTCCTGACAAAGAAGGGAAAAGCAAATGGCGAAGCCAGTGTGGGAGAAACCAAATCCCAAGAAGCAGAGTAAGCCTCTAACGCCGAAGCAGAAGCAGGAAGCTAAGGCTCGAGCGAAGAAGGCTGGGCGTCCTTATCCCAACCTAGTTGACAACATGGCAGCAGGAAAGGGTAAGTGATGAAGCGTCTAATCACCGCACTATTTGCAGTGCTTGCTGTTGGAATCGCCGCAGCAGACGAACCACAAGCCGCAGGGTTTCAAAACAATGCTGGTGGTTGGACGATCATCACAAACCGAGATCACTACTGCTCGAAGCTCCAGATGCGAGATGGCTACGCATATGGAAAGGACGGGCAGCAATACACGAGGTTCTGTTGGGTGCAGCGCGGTAACGCCGTGTTCGCTCTATTGGAAACCAATGAACTTAGGACTTGGCCTGCTGCGTCTTTTGAGATGCTGAGCGCAGAGCCCGAAGTCAACAACAACAAGCTGTGAACAAATGAAAGCTTCCAACGTAAAGAAAGAGGGCGGCAAGCTGCAATACCGTGGGCATTCATTCCCCGGATTCAATAAGCCAGTTCCTGCGCCCAAGGGTGGAAAGCACAAGAAGATGGTGCTCGCCAAGAAGGGTGATGAAGTGAAGCTGGTGAAGTTTGGTCACAGAGACTACGAAGACTTCACACAGCACAAAGACCCGGAGCGCCGGGAGAATTACCTAAAGCGTTCAGCGGGGATCAAGAATAAAAGCGGTCAGCTGACTAAGGATGATGTGTTCAGTGCAAATCACTGGGCGCGGAAGGACTTATGGTAAATGACATTCCAAGACGTTATCAATGATGTTCGTGTGGTACTCAATGATTATGCGGGGGTTAGGTATACAACCGCCCAGCTTTTGTCGTATGCCAACGATGGCGTTCAGGAAGGCTTTCGTCTACGTCCTGATTTCCGTTTTGGTAATTACACGGCGTCTGCCCAGACCTACGTCGCTGGAGATACGATTCCTTTCCCAGATGCGTACCAGATGCTCCTGACGCACTACGTCTGTTTCCGCGCCGAGTTGCGCGACGACGAGTATTCGCAGGATGGGCGAGCTGCCGCCCTGCTTAGCCGCTTTCAGGCGGAGATGACTAAATGACAGCACATACCGCATTCCTCGACTACGTTCTTCCTCAGGTGCCGGGCGCTACTAATGAAATGGCGCTGCATGAGATCAAGAACACCATCATCGACTTCTGTGAGAAGTCCCTCCTCCTTCAGGTAGATCACGATCCAGTGACTGCCATCAACAACATAATGGATTACGACTTCGAGCCGCCCAGTGGCAGGCTGGTCGTGAAGATAATCAAGGGTTGGTACAAGGGCGTCCAGCTGGATCCTGTTGGCCCCGATGAGATCAATACTCCATCCATTTACAACCAATTATCTGGCGCGGTCATTCGCCGTGAGGATCCTCGACTGATCACGCAGAAGGACGCTCGATCGTTCTCTGTGTATCCGATCCCCAACGAAACCGTTGCCAATGCGATCACCTTGCGGGTGGCGCTTAAGCCGACTCGGACATCTTCCACAATCGACGACGTCATCTTTGAAGACTACGCCGAGATCATCGGACATGGCGCCATTTCCCGCTTGGCCTTATCCCCTGACAAGCCTTACACCAACCCGCAGCTCGCGCTGGCTCGTAACGCTCTCTACATGGCTGGCTTGAACGTCGCCCGGGATCGAGCGCTCAAGGGCTACGTGCGTGTCAGTAAGCAAGTGAAGATGCGGAGAATCTAATGGCAGACAAAATCAGACTTGTCCAAGGGGACACAAGGCCAGCGCTCGTATGCACCTTGACAGACGAGAACACTGGCAACCCGATCACGCTCAACGGCGCAACGGTGTACCTGAAGTTTCGTCAAGTGGGTGCGACTGTATTGACTGGCACATTAACTGGGACTATCAGCAACGCGGCTGGCGGCGAAGTGGTGTTCTATTGGGCGCAAGACCCGACGATTTTGGACGGTCCAGCTGGTGATTACGAAGGCGAGATTGAGATCGTCTTTAGCGACAGTACTAGACAAACAGTTTACGACCCGCTCAAGTTTAAGATCCGCGAGGACTTCTAATGAGTGCGACGGTCAGTTCCGTCCGCTCAGAAGCACAAGTATCAGTAGTCAAGCCGGTTGCTAGTGTCTCTGTTGTGCTGGCTGGGGCCGACGTTGTTTATCAGCTTCCGGCCTCGGTCATTGAGTACATTCTTCTGACCGTATCGGCAACGCTGGATGAGTCCGGTCGATACCCGTATGTGATGGACACCGCTGTAGCGCTTGACGCCACGGCACTTGCGTTCGCCAAAGCGGCTATTGATTCGGTAGTCACATCTGATACAAGCAACCGATCAATAAACAAAGGACTGTCGGACTCAGTGTCATTCAGTGACGCGATCACTATCCTGATTACGATCGTCCGATCCTTTGCGGATAGCGCCAACGCAACAGACAGCAGCAACGTATCGCTTGCCAAAGCGTTGATAGATGTAGCGAACGTAGGCGATGCGAAAGGGATAGCGCTACATAAGCCCTTGTCTGATACGGAAGTGGTGACAGACGCGAGGTCTATTGTTGTTAGTTGGAGCCGAAGCTTTAGCGACACAGCAGCAACTACGGATGCCAACACGGTTGCAATCGGCAAGTTGCTTGGCGAAACAATTAACCAGACAGACGCTGCAGCAAAAAGCCTTCAAAGGCAGTTGGGCGATTCTATTGCGGCAAGCGACAACCTGACCTACGAAATTGATGAGGCGGATCCGCAGCTACTGAACACCTACGTTCTGAACTTCTTCGTGCTGAACGGACCGTGAGATTAAAACCTAGGAGAAAGTAATGCTCACCAAAGAACTATTGAAAGCCACTGGGTGCTTGAAGATTGATGTATTCAACCCAGACGGCTCTCTGAAAGAAACTCGCGAGATCGACAATCTTGTCGTGACCGTTGGCAAAGACTTTATCGCGAGTCGGATGGTTGGCGTCGCAGCTAACGTCATGAGCCACATGGCAGTGGGTACGGGAAGCACCGCCCCTGTTGTTGGAAACACCACGCTAGGAACTGAGACTGCCCGTGTTGCCCTGACTTCTGGCACGGCCTCTGGCTCTGTGGCTACCTACGTCGCCACGTTCGGAGCGGGCACCGGCACTGCTGCACTCACTGAGGCAGGTATCTTCAACGCAGCTTCAGTTGGAACAATGCTCTGTCGCACGACTTTCGCAGTGGTCAACAAGGGCGCATCCGATGCGATGACGATCACTTGGACTGTGACCATCTCTTAATAGGGATCAAGAATGGCAATTAAGTTTACCAACAACGCCACCACGACCCTAGCGTCGTCTATAACAGCTTCAGCTACGTCTATACCTCTGTCTGTCGGCACTGGCGCACTATTTCCGGCTGTTACTACCGCAAGCGGGGACTACTTCTACGCCACCCTTGTTGACTCGAGCAACAACATCGAAATCGTCAAGGTAACCAATAGGGCGACAGACACGTTGACTGTGGTGCGAGGTCAGGACGGCACTACAGCTAAAGCTTACATTGGCGGCGACAGATTTGAGTTGAGGCCGACCGCTGCTGCGCTGATAGATCTTGGTGAGGGAATCAACATCAGTGACCTTCCCGCTGGTACCACTTTAGGTGGAAGCGCCATCGTAACGCCAGCGGCAACTCAGACGCTCACCAACAAGACCCTGACGTCGCCAACTATCACAACCCCTTCCATTAGTAGCCCGAGTCTGACAGGCACTCCGACCGCGCCTACTGCGGCGTCTGGTACGAATACCACGCAGATTGCGAGCACCGCATTTGTGGAAGCCGCGCTAGACACGTTGATACCAATCGGCACGAAGATGCTGTTTCAACAGACGGCGGCGCCAACCGGCTGGACGAAAGACACTACGCACAACAACAAAGCGCTGCGGGTGGTGTCTGGCGCAGCAAGCTCTGGCGGTACGTTGGCGTTTACATCGGCATTTACATCGCAGGCAGTAGGAGGAACAGTAGGGGCCACGACACTCACAACGACACAGATTCCAAGCCACACACACACTGCGGGTGCTGCATTTGCAACCAGCGTGGCCGCAAAAGGCGGTACGAATGTTAGGACTACTGCCACAACGGGCACCGCTACCGGAGGAACTGGCGGTGGCGGCTCTCACGATCACACTTTTACCGGAGCAGCTATCGATCTCTCCGTTCAGTACGTTGACGTAATCATCGCCACTAGAAACTAATTTATGGAACTAAAGAACGGAAACTACTGCCCTTTAATTAAAAAGGACTGCATCGGCTTGCAGTGCTCGTGGTTCACCTTGGTGCGAGGGACAAACCCAAACACCGGCAAAGAGGTGGATGAGTATGCATGCGCGATTGCATGGCTTCCAATCCTGCTAATCGAAAACAGTCAGCAGCAGAGGTCTACGGGCGCCGCTGTGGAGTCCTTTAGAAACGAAATGGTTAAGGCAAACGAAAACTCACAGCAGACACTAATCGCCTTAACAAAGAACACAGTATTGGAGATCAAGTAATGACAGCGCCAATGAGAGCAACGATTATCCCTGCCGACACCTTCTGCTCTGTCGATGGGGTTGGATATGGCACCCACGGGGAAGTGGAGAGTCAAGACCCGTTGACCGGCAAGATGGCGAGTAACGATGCGATTTCCAGTTTAGATTCTTTTGAGCTTGTTCTGGAATCGTACTGGCAGATCAGAGCTGCAGCTGATGCTGAGCAACAAGCGATGATTGATGAACAAACGATCATAGAGGTTTGATATGGAAGCTAAGGCATACCCAGCGTTTGGCTACGTGCTAGTTCGCTGCAAGATCAATGCAGGGGAAATCATCAACGACATATCCGTAGATAACGGCGTGATGACGATCGACGCTGTAAACGAGGATGGAGTTGCGACGATAAAGAACAGCGGGTACGTGTGGCTGCAGATCCTTGGACAGCAGACGTATACCGAACAGGCGACAGGCAACGCCACTATTCACTTGCCGGGTTGGTGCAACCTTGTGGATGATATTGCGGCAGGAATGCACAACATTCACGTCGATGCGTACAGCGAGCACATCTGCTTAGCAACGCACCTGAACGAACTTCGTAATCCAAAGATGCCGTCGCTGTCGCTTTTCAAGATGGTCGCCGGAGAGCAGAGGGCTCTGCCGCAAGACAC